TAGGAAGCCATGTAGTTGTTAGCGGTGCCCTGTGTAGAGCTGAGGATCTCTGGACCGGCGCCAGCCCCGAGGGCTGCGCCGTCTGTGACCGGAGTGTCCGGCATCGTAGAGTCGGCATCGAAGCCGACCACACCAGCAGACGGGTCACCGAAGAAGTCGGAGAACGAAGGGGCGACAGCGGCTCCACCGATGTCAGCCCCACTCATCTGCTCCTGGTACTGCGCCTGCTCGCCATAGCCAGCGTTGGGCAGGCTACGGTTAGCCTCAGAGACGGCCTTGTCGGTCCGCTGCGAGAACTGGCCGGGGCCAGATACTGGAGTACCCATAACCTACCCTTCGCTCATCGAGGCATGTGCTTGTCGGTACCGCGAGTCAGGCTGTTCGGGTCGAACGTGCCGGACTGCACAGGACCGGTCTTGGTCCAGTCGTTCTTGTTGACTTCCTGGTTGAGTCGATCCGGGCCCATGTTCGCATCCTGCTCGAACATGCTGAGCTCGGGCGCAGCAAGCGCCCCACCCTTCTCGGACTGCCAGACGCCTTCCGGACCGTGGTTACCAGCGAACCAAGGCTCGCCGATCCCACCTTCCTGGCCGGAGCCAGAGTGAACCTGATTCAGTCCCATGTGTTGATCTCCTTAGATAGCGGACTGTCGTTGAGTGCGGGCTGACATCTGAGCCTTACCACCGCTCGTCAGACCGCTGAGCAGGGTCATCATATCCATGCCCTGCGCTTGCTGCGGAGCCCCGGGAGGAGCACCGCCTTCAGCCCCCTGCGGCGCCTGTGGGGCGCCTCCGAGGAGTGCCGCCATAGGATCCTGTGGGGCAGCCGCCTGGGCGGGCTGCTCCTTGGGCTTGAAGACTTCAAGGACCGCATCATGTACGGCCTTGCCCTTCTCCCTCAGTTCGATCAGCTTGGCGACCTTCTGGAGTTCAGGGACGGGGTCGAACATACCCTGTGACTGTAGGGCCATCTGCGGGATCGCCGTCATGTAGCCCATGACGCCCTGCTTGAGAGCGTCGGTGAACTGCTCGTTGTCGATCTGCTGCTGCATCTGGACTACATCGATGTCCATCGGGAGTTGTCGCTGGAAGAAGTCGCGGGAGATGAGCTGGTCTCCTCGGAGCTGCAGCAGCCCCACGATAGCTCTAGCTGGATCCTGTCCCGCAGCGAAACCATAAGTGACGTCGACCGTATAATCTCCGGCGATGTCCTTGCTCGGGATGTAAGACTCCTCGAACGGAGATCCCTGGACTGTTCCACGTATCGTCCTCTTGTGCTCGCCCCACAGCATCTCGTCCATCTCGAACGCCAGACCGATAGCGATCCTCAGGGCCTCACCCACGACCTGCTGGCCGGTGGTGATCACCGTGTTGAATCCGCCCATCAGGGCCTGCACGCCACGACCGGTGATGATCGAGGCGTCCATGTTGCCAGACCTGGCTTCGGGAGTGCGCGTTCCTACGCGCAACTCCTGTTCGAGGATCTGAGCTTCCTGTAGTGGAGCCACGTTGTTATTGAGCCCGACTCGCATCACCTTGTCGGGATTGTCTGTACGGATGATCGCATCGTCGCCGAAGGTCATCTTCTGCACGTCCCGAGGGACGGCGAGCGGGGCGCGAGTGTTCTTCTCCGCAGCCTCAAGGCCGAGCAGAGCCATGCGAGACTTCGCAAGCTGAACCCAGATGGCATCGTCGAAAGCACCACGGATCTCGTTGTCGTACCCGGGACGCTTGCCGATCGAGACGAACACCTTCTTGAGGAAGTTGTCCATCCGGTCGATCACCTGGTTGCCGTGCTGAGGCAGGTACATCACGATCTGATCGCCGTCAACGTACTTGACGACCTCGATCTCCCGCTCCTCCCAGCCTGCTGCCGGGCCACCTCGGTTAGAGGTGTTGTTGCCCACCAGCACTCGCTGGAGGTGAGGGAACTTGGCGACGAGGTGGATAGCCTCTTCACGCCAGACCTTGGAGTAGCTCTTCAGCCTGCCGAACAGGTCCCACTCGGGGTAGACGCCCATCGGGTTCTCGACCCGGATGTGCGGCCTCATCGTCTCGAAGTCCGGCTCGATCGTGTAGATCACCATGCCGTAGGTCAGATAGTGGTCGGATGCCACGATCTGCTTGCCAGCGTACAGCTTCGACTCACTGAGATACCAGTTAGCGATCTTTGTCTTCTTGGAGTTGAACTGCTTCGCCTTGTTGGTCGTCATGATCCCGGTCGTGCAGTTCACGCTGGGCATCACGCCCATGACCTCAGCCATGTCGCGTGCAGCGGTGTCGACCAGGTTAGCCACGATAGGCTTGGGCCATGCCTCAGGCATGGACCCAGGGATGACAGTATCGATGTCGCCACATCGGACATCGTGTACGTCACGATGGCGCTGATCTCTGTCAGTGGCGGCCCGTCGAAGCGATTCGACCTTACCAAAGATGTTGTCCAGCGTCAGGGCCATGTCCACCTCCTAAATCACTTGGGCTGCGCCACCTTGAGGCGCTTCCACGTTTCGGGGCCGGGGATGCCATCAGCACCCGAGCCGCTCCATCCCTGCTTCTTCTGGAACCAGGTGACAGCCCTCTTGTCCGCCACGGTGAACGTGGGGCCAGGGCCCTGCTTGTAACCCTTGTAGCCAGCCCGGACGAGAGCCTTGCCCAGCTCTGTGATCAGAGCAGACCGACGTCCCAGCTTGAAGTACGACGCGCCCGGGAAGGGGGCGTACACCGGCTTCGGCTTAGCGGTGACCGGAGCCTTGGTCGGCTCCAGCTTGCCAGCCTTCACGAGAGCGTAAAGAGCGTCTCCAGGGCAGGCGGTCGCGTAACCGTCTCTGTGCCCCTTGATCTCCTTACCCGTGCCGTGATCACGGAGATACTGGATCACCTCCTTGATAGCAGTCACAGCCGCAGACGAGGGGGTAACGACACCCTTCGTCCCGCCCATCCAGAGGATGGCGTAGTGGGTCCGGTTCAGCGGCTGGGAGCCGTTGGCTCCGGTCCGCTTGCCTAGACCACGACCCTCGAAGATCACACCGTGGTTACACACCGCCCAGTTGTAGGCGACATCGGAGTAGCCCTCGGCGGTGTTCGCCAGATGGGATGCTCGGATAGCCTTCCATCGGTCGTCGCACTTGGAGTGCTCGACCTCTGGGACCGAGGTACCTTCGTAGTGGATCTTCACCCCCTTGACGGGGTCTGTCTGGCTGGGCGCCGCCGAAGCGGGCCAGCCGAGAGTCTTACGGGATACGTACTGCATCAGGTTTGCCACCATTCTTGTTGTATGTTCTGGCCGAGGTAGTCCAGATCGATGGTCACTTGCTTGCGCTTGTCGTTCTCCGAGTGGTAGGAGTTGTTGACGTGGAACACAGACTCGATGTCGTTGACCAGCTCACGGGCCCGCGTCTCAGCGAACCACAGGGCCATCACCGTGTCCTGCTTGGCCTTGGTCTGGGGGAACCAGGTAACGAGCTGTTCGACGAGGGCTTTGGTGCCCTCGTTCTGGGAGCGGGAGGGGAGCCGGATCAGACCCCTGTCCTCCAGCGCACCGTCGAACAGCATGCTCATCGATGCGACGCCGAAGTCGGCGTCGTTCTTGTTGTTGCCTGTGAAGTGCTCTTTGAGGATCGTGCCACGGCTGCCGAGGAAGTTCCTCAGGTCACGGTTCTGCGTGACCATCAGGTTCATCGCGTTCTTCTCGATGACCCACTCGTGCATGTGGTACTTGACGGTCCAGTCCTTCAGCTTGTCGAAGAGGTCGTCCGGCTTCTGGTTGGGGGCAGTCCATACATCAAGGACATACCGCATCCCGGACATTCGATCAACGCCAAGTACGACGGCGGCAGCATGGCCTGTGATGGCAGGGTCGAAGCCCCCCACCACATAGAGTCCGTCCATGCCGTGGGGTCGATGTCCTGGGGCGCCTGGGGACATGAGTCCAGCAGCTCGCATCCCGTCGATACTAGCTGCCACCTTGTTGGCCGGGAAGATCGCATCTTCAACCACCTGCTCCTGCTGGTAGACCATCTTCCAGTTCTGGGCCGACGACGTTGCGCGTCGTCGTGCTAGCGACCTGCCTGAGTGCCAGGGGTAGAGTCCGTCTGCGTTCGCCTCCACCAGTCGTCTTGCTCCGAGCGAGACCGGGGGTCGGTTGGTGACGGGTGCGAGAACAACCCAGTCGTCTGGAGACTCAGCGAACTCCAGTACGGCTGGTTGGGTGAGATAGGTCCAAGGACTCTCTTCGTCCTGGCCATACCACTCTGGCTTCTGGATCTCGGAGTAGAGTTCGACTGGCGCAAGGCGCGTTCCAACGAGGAGTAGAACTCCTCCAGGATACGAAAGCCGGTTGATGACCTCTCGCTGGATCCAGTCGATCTGCTTCTCGAACTCATGAGCGTTCTTACCTGTCACTGTGTCGTCGAGGATGATGAGGTCAGCTCGGTTACCGTAGATCTGACCGTTCATGCCCAGAGCCTGCACGGTAGGCGTAGCCTCACCGGAGTCTCGGGCTTCTGCGTTCACGTAGATAGAGTCGGCGGTCCACGACGCGCTGTTCGCGTCGAACCCGCCCTCAGGGGCGAAGTCGTGCTGGAGCTTCTTGTAGGCAGGGTTCGCACCGGCGAGACGATCCTTGATCGCCCGGAGGAACCGCTTAGCCATCTCCTGGGTCTGTGACACGATGATGATACGGATGTTCGGGTCTTGGCAGATCCGCCACGTCGTATAGTTCACCGTGATGGTTGTGGACTTCGCATGCTCCGGAGGAGTGTTCACGATGATCATACCGGGGTCACCCGGCTTGTAGATCTGATTCGGGTGGAGGTCGCGTGGTTCGCGACCCTCCAGAACGTCGTACCACTGAAGCTGGTGACCGAAGAGCTTGGTGTCCAGGTACTCCTCACAGAACTCGGGGAAGTCTGGTACGTCCTTCTTCCCCGCTTCCGAACCAGCGGTCTCCATGAGACGGAGTCTGTTGTACTCAGCTCGGAAGTCCTTGTCGGACTCTCGGTAGTACTGAACAGCCTGCTTGGTGATACCCAGGTCGGAGATAGCCTTAGCTACAGGGATACCGTTCCTGAGGTACGTGAGGATGGTGTCCTTCTTCTCACGGACACTCCTGTTAACAGGTCTAGCCACTTGTCCTCCTATGCCTGATCCTCTTGACCCTTTGACGCTCCCCGGCCACAGGGCCGGGAGCTGACCAGCGGGGAGAGGTTCCGCGAACGGAGTGAGAGGCTAGTAGATACTGTTAGACACTGTAGGGGCAGCCTTGAAGGGCTGCCCTCCTGTGGTGCTCTCCAGTGGACTCCAGCGAACCGCTTCGCAGGTTCAATGGTTACATATATAGAGAGGGGGCCGACCGGGCCTGACGGACAGGGTCGTTACCAAACCTTTACCAAACTACTTCGGAGCGTAGTCACAGACCGGGGTCTTGGTCTACAGAGCGTGACGGTAGGGCAAGTTTTATGGCACATTTCTAGGGGGTCTCACACACTACCCCCGTGGCAGGGTTTAACAACCCCGGGTCCGATTCGTGGGCCTCCGTCCCTCATGTCCGATCCGTCCGGATGGTCATGGTGCGCACCAGATGGGCATGGTGGGGGATGGTGTGGGCAGGATGGGCCGAGATCCTCCGAGATCATGTGATATGTACTGATAGGCCACGCTATGTGTATGTATGGGCACAGATTGTCCACGATGTGGATAGTTTGCCCATGTTTGGGGTGGGGGACTATGTCCTGTCATGGTGGTGTGTGTATGTCATGACATTGTTGTACCATGGTTTGTACCACACACACGTGTAGGTATAGGGAACGTGCGCACACGCGTACACGTAGGGCTGTGGTGCGATAGCAAACGAAGGAAACACACCGCTACACCATGAGAATCCACGGATGTTTGGCTGATCGACCTTGGATTGTGAGGGCACGCGGCAGGCGTGCCTTGGATGTGCGGACTTCTGTACAGAACGTACGATCTCTGGGTGTGCACAACCTCTCCCCGCCCCGACCTGGCAGTCCCATGATTCTTTGGGGAATCTGGGCGTTTGCTGGGGGTGCCACACCTGCAAACTTAGGTCTACCTAACCATGCTCTGACCTGCGATGCTTGACCGAACCAGTGCAAAGGGTGTCTCTGGTGTTCAGCAAGACGGCCCGCCGGAACGGGGGCCGAGATCCTAGACAACTCCAGAGCACGTGTGAGACAGTCGAGCCATCGCCCTCTTCGGAGGGCGTCACTGGGGCCACAAAGGCCGCTGGTGCGGGGACTGAGCCAGACACCCTTCGGGGCTAAAACGAGGCTCACAAGCGCACACACAGCGCCCTAGGCGCCACCCCATCTGGGGCAGGGCTTGACAAGCCTCACAGACTCTGGAACAGTCAGGGTCAGCACAACGAACGAGATCCCGGCGAGGGGTGGCTTAGCCTATACGGCGAAGCACTCAGCCGCTCACAGGGGTTGGGTGGGACCTTCCTGAAAGCCTGTAACAGGCCGGAGGGCCTGCGGTGAACGTTACTCGGGGTCATAACTCGGGGACGGGACAGCATCCGCAGGAGTCGGAGAACACCAGGGCTGATCTTTGAGAACTCAATAGGGAGCAGTGTGTGAGCTGAACGGCTCGCCGCTAGGGCGTCAGCACATGCTTGACATGTGCCACGTCGCTCAGCTGGACTCCAGGGTGTACCCCAGAGGCGGCTGACACCGAACGCGGTCTAGTAGGTTCACACATAGTCCAATTCCCTGTAAGAGCCATCGGCTACAGGTGGGGGTGTGCCCCCGAGACGACGAACGGCAGACTCTTTGGGTCGCCCCCCGAGCGTACGAACGCACACCATCTGTCCCACCTGTAGCCTCTTGGCTCCGCAGGGACACCGCTTATGCGGTGTCTCAGAGCCTGCAACCTTGTTGCTGGGCGAGAGATGAAGGAGAAGATCATGCAATACACAGTGATCACCCTCGTGGACGGTGACCGAGTGGCCACCAACAGGTTCGTCCTGGTGGAGCACCTCGCATACCACACCGGACTGATCGGTGTGGACCTGATCGAATTCGAGCACTCTCTGAAGACGACAGGCCAGGCCATGCACGTCCAGCGTGACGCTGACGGCGTCACGGTTGTCATCGCACACGAGGAGATCTGATCATGGTCAACGTGCTTCACGTCGCCACCAGCGTTACCGGCGTCACCGTAGGACTCCGTAAGGACGGCTCTCGGGCCGTCCTGTACGACGACACCGACTACATCAAGTGGTTCAGCGCCGAGGAGTTCAGCAGCACGTTCGAGGTGGTCTGATGGATCAGACAGCCAAGATGATCCTCGGCGCCGTTCTCGGCACCGGGATCGGCACTGTGATCGCTATCGCGTTCATGTGGTGGCTGATCGAGTGGAACAGCAGGCGAGACTTGCGTAAGCGGGTCGAACGAGTGAAGAGTGAGTGGTACGACTAAGGACGAAACGCCCTTCGGGGCGTCTGCGGGTAACAGCCCGTACTGATGAGTCCAGTCTGACTCAGGGGAAGGACAACGTCATGACGATCAACCTTACCGCCTCCGTCGTTCGTGAGGGCCTGCTGGCTCTCGTCGAGCAGGAGGGCGAGGACTTCGTCTATGAGGGTGTGAAGCAGCACGACGGCTACCCGAAGTGCGTGTACGTCCGGAACGGTGAGCCTGACTGCATTGTCGGTCGGCTCCTCGCCAACCTGGGTGTGCCCGTGGATCGGCTGGTGGAAGCTGATGAAGATCAGTACATGACCGGCGTCCCTGCGGCCCAGCTTCTCGGTGAACTGAGGGAGGAGGGTGTCATCACCCTTGCCACCGGTGAGGGCGTCGCAAACGCCCTTGCACAGGTGCAACACCTCCAGGACTCCAGGATCGCATGGGGTGCGGCCGTCGACAGCGGCCTTGTGTACCTGAAGTAAGTACCACAGCCCTGACCAGCAGACACTAGGGTGCGAGTCCCTAGCAGGGCACTGGACGCTCATCTGAGCGTCTTTGCATGATGGCTACAGGAGGGCATTATGGAAACCGTGACTGCCTACGACATTGCCACCGACCTGTTTTACATGGTCAAGGATGGCATCGGAGGCACCGTGGCTGACGATCTCAGCGCTCTCCCCGTAACCGGTTACTGGATCGGCGGGGAGGGGTCTGCGCTGGTCTACGACTCGGTTGACGCTGTCGATCGGGGCGAGGTCGGTTGGTGGGTTGGTAACAACGCCCACGCCAGCTACTACGGCGTGTGGGTTGACCAGGAGGACGGTAAGGTGTACTTTGACGCCGTCACCCACATGTACAACCTCGGTCCCGCGATGGATCTCGGAGCCGTTCGAGGCGAGAAAGCCATCTGGGAGATCCACAACAACAAGGAAATTAGGCTTCCGTAGGAAGCCGAGGCGTGCGACTATGTCGCTAAGCGCGTCTCCCCTAGCTAGAGGCACTGTCCTAGCTGGGTGAGTCAGGGCCGATAAGTAGGCCCAAAGGGTGAGCGGCACACATCAGGGTTCGAGTCCCTGACACCCGCTGGCACGTCAGTGCCTAACCCAAGGGAAATGAGGACACTGTGAACGAGAAGACTCTCATCAGGGTGGTCGGTACGATCTTCGCCCTGATATTGCTACTCGTTGTGGGCTTCGCCGCATGCTCGGCCGGTTCCGGTCCCGCTTACCAGGGGCCCGGCATCGAGATCGACGTGGACGGCAACAAGAAGTACAAGCCCGGATACAAGACTTGGCCCAACTACAAGGCACCCTCCTTCAAGAAGCGGTGACGTGATGAGCCTTCACTTGTACATCGGCAGGGTTCACATCTGGATCGACGTCAGGCTGATCGTGTTCATCCTGGGATTCGTCCTGGGTGCACTGATCCTCTAGCTTGACAGGGTGACCGGCAGACAGCTAGGTTCGAGTCCTAGCCACCCACTGGGAGCGCTACAGGGGCGCTCCCTAGAGGAGGACGTTATGAGCACCAAGCTCCGCACGTACTACATGGACGACGCTGTCTTCAACCTGGGACAGGTCATCGAGACTGCCAAGGAGCGGCTTGAGGGTGTCGACTTTGACACCCTGGTCGGTACCGGCTTCTCGGGTGGCATCGTCATCCCCTCTCTCGCTCTCGCCCTGAACAAGAACTTCGTCCTGATCCGTAAGGAGACGGACGACTCTCACCACGGCAGGGGGCGTCTTCTCGGACAGCTCGGCGCCCGCTGGATCTTCGTGGACGACTTCGTGTCGTCCGGCAGGACTCGCAACCGGGTGATCGAGAAGATCGAGAAGGCCGCGCACGAGTACGAGACGGCTACCAAGTTCGTCGGGCAGTACATGTACATCAACTACTCCGAGGCTGGACCGGTGTTCGAGGACACCGAGACCGGCCACGGCGGCTACGGTTGGTAAGGTTTAGGTAGCCAGGATGGCATACACCCAGGTTCGAGTCCTGGGCTGGCACTGGCTCGCCCCCCTGGCGAGCCTGAACGAAGGGATTGGCATGCCTTTCTTCGACTACCGTCAGAACAACTCGGGCGGCGGCTTCGACTTCGACGACGACAAGGGCGTAAGCCTGACCGTTATCATCGAGGCCGACAGCGCCGAGGAGGCGAACGATAAGGCTCAGTCCATCGGCCTGTACTTCGACGGGGCGGGCGACTGCTCCACCTGCGGGTGCCGGTGGTATGACGCTTACGGCGAGGGGGACAAGGTTCCCAGCACGTACGGAACTCCACTCTCCGACTACGACTTCAGCTTCGATCGCAGTTGGGCTAGGGGTCGTCCGGCGGCGTACGTCCACTTTGCTGACGGCCTGGTGCAGGCGTACGGCCTGCCCGAGAAGGAACTGAACTAAGCAACAAGGGTGACTGGCAGGCATCTACGTTCGAGCCGTAGACACCCACTGGGGGCGCCGAGGTGGCGCCCTCTGGCTCACTCACAGGAGTTGACATGATCGGCAATGAGGTTGACGCTCGCTTCATCCGTGACTGGTACCGGGAGACGACTCAGAACGCGTCCTGGGCGACCCCGAACAAGGTCCCCGAGGGCTGGAAGTACCTCTCTTCGGGGTGCTACCGTTCGGTTTATCTCCACGTCGAGTCTGGCGTGGTGTACAAGATCGAGCGGGACCGTAACTACACCGGCGGGCAGACCAACGAGGGTGAGTATAACAACCTGCGGCTGTACCGCTTCAAGCGGATGCCCAAGGGTTGCCGCTTCCCCCGCTGGGCGTTCTACGCCTTCGAGGATCAGGACAACGTCATGGCGATGGAGTACTTTACTCACTTGCTGAAAGAGTACTCTCGGTACGACGAGAAGGGCTCCAGGCACTGGGAGAACCTTCGCAAGATCCGGAACGTCCTTCAGGGCATCTGGGACCTACATGGGGCTAACCTCGCGGTCGACCAGACCACCGAGGAGCTTGTCCCGATCGACCTTGGGGGTTGAAGCTCCTAGCTACGCAAAGGCCGACGGCTGCGCCGTTGGGCTAGCCTGAATGGCATACACCCAGGTTCGAGTCCTGGGCAGGCGCTAGCCCCAAAGCGGGGTGATCCTTACAGGAGGAATCATGGACGAGTTCTTCAGGATCCTGGAAGAGGAGCTGGCGTCAGAGCGTAAGTTCTACGCCGAGAAGCCCAGCCTTTGGGAGGTAGAGCAGAGAGCGCTTGCCGCGCTCTCTGTCCTGCTAATCAAGGTTCAGGGCCGCCTCGAAGCCCAGCGATCCGAGAATGAGGAGAACTGACATGCACGATCTTGGCAACCACCACGACGCTCTCACCATCTACCACTGGGTCCGTCAGCACGGATCCAAGTACGGTAAGCCGTCATGCGTGGAAGACGAGCACGCTCCCGAGGGTTGGGAGTTTGTTGGATCGGGCTGTGCACGCTCTGTGTGGCTCTCCCCTGAGGGGGTCGCCTACAAGGTCGGTCACAACGACTGGTCGGAGCGTCAGCAGCGGGGTGAGGTGAACAACCTCACCCGTGCATGGGAGATCGGTGCGCCGGAAGGCTGCCGGTTCCCCAAGTTCGACTCGTACGACGTCCCGGATGGTGACGATGTCGAAACGGTGGTCGCGGTGGAGTTCATTCCCGGCGACCTCCTGATCGACTACACCACCCAGAACTGGAACGAGCGCGACCTGCTGTACGAGCGTCTCCAGATCTGCGAGACGCGTCTGAGGCTGGCCGACCTGCACGACGAGAACGCTGTAGTGGACGCGGACGGCCTGTTGGTCCCCGTCGACTTCGGCTGCTAGGAAAGGCGCAACATCATGGATGAGTACTGGGACTCAGAAGACCAGTGGGTTGACGAGGGTGAGAAGTGCGTGGTATGCTTCACCCGAGTCCAGGATGCTGTCGTTTGCTCGGTAACCTGCGCAGACGTCCTTAGCATCAGGCAGGACATGCTTGTGTGACCAGCGGCAGCGCCCGTCTCGAACGGGCGTTGTCTCGGCATCGCACGATGTCATGTAGGGAAGGGACAACACGTGACCGACGAGCAGAACTCTGCTGAGCGTGAGGCTGAGCAGATCCTGGAGGCGGCATACGCTGAGGCGAGAGCTGAGGCGTGCCCTCAGGGTGACGCCTGCGGTGTTCACTTCCGGGTGGATGAGGAGGCGTTCGAGGTTGACGAACTGTGGGCCCGGCTGATCACCTATGTGGGTGAGTATGTCGTGGTCACAGACGACAACCACAAGCTCGAAAATCCTGCGGTGATCGTTCAGATCCTGATGGGCAAGGTCAAGCCCGGATCTCTCCCCCGCTGGGAGACCACGGTCTACCTGGTCGGCGAGGGAACCATCAGTGATCTGTCGGCGAGCGACATAGAGACTCGCAAGAACTCTGTTCGCTACACCAACACCCACGACAAGTGGGATGAGATCAAGGACCAGCACACCGCTGTCGTGGTGATGCTGGAATCGGGTCTGATCGATGTGTCCAAGCCTGTAGTGGGAGAGTGATCATGGGATTCCACATCCCGGATAGCCCGCTGAGGGCGGTGGGTTACACCGCCGCCTTCTCGGCGAACCAGGTGGTCAGGAACTTCGGATCGGAGTACGACCCGGTGATCATCGAGGAGAGCCCTGCCGAGGTGGAGATCTACCACCACTCGGAAGCGGTCTACGAGGTGACCATCACCGTTCGAAAGCTGGAGGACTGAAGGATGGCGTGGGACGTCGACTCTCCGGAGTCTATCACTGCGGTTGCCTACACTCGCGACTACTCGGCTCAGTCTGTGTTCGATGAGCTGAAAGACAACGGTGGCGAGGAATTCAGTCGAGAGCCGGAGTTCATCAACTACTACAGCTCCAATGACTTGAAGGTGTACAAGATCACCATCACCATCGAGCCAGTGCAGGAGTAAGTTCCGTCCGCCCTCTCCGGAGGGCGGCGGTTGAGTCAACAGGTGGGTTGCCGAAAAATAAGTAGGCTCCCCGTAGGACTGGTCATCCGATGATCGGGATGTTCCGCCCACCTGTTGGCCCATCCGCAGCAGCGGAAACAAGGGAGGATTATGGCTCTGCCTACCCGTAAGCAGCAGATCGAAGCGGTGGCTAAGTTCATCGACTCGGAACGCAACGAAGGTAGGTCCCTGGAAGAGGTAGCCGCCGAGATCGTGGACGGCTATCTCGATGCCCTCACCCCCGACAAGCCAGCCCTCCCCCTCAGGGAGGGCATGCTACTCAAGTCACCTGTGGCCAACAAGGTGTATCGCGTAGCATACATGGACGACGAGGTGATATGGGCAGCGGGGGACACGGCAGGATACGGCTGGCTTGGCGACGTCTCAGAGAAGTTCTGGGGCATGTGCGAGGAGTACCGGCCGAAGCGTCGTATCGTCATCGACGGCAAGGGCAAGATGGTCGAGATGACAGACGAGGAGATCGCAGAAGACTGGGCGAACGAGAAGTGGAGCGTGGGAGACCTGGTCTCTCAGCGCCAGCGCCAGTTCATCTTCGAGATCATCGCTACCGGACCACAGTGCGTGCTTATGCGACGCGCAGACGGCCAACTGGTGGCGGACTCGAACCGTAACCTCGAAGCCTACTACCGCAAGGAAGTCAAGGGGTCAGCCGAATGGTGACCATGCCTGAGAGCCTCGCTCTCACTGTGTTTCTGATCATGCTGGTTGCGCTCATCGTGGCGACCGGCATGTCTCAGTACTACTACGACAAGACCAAGCGGTTGCAGGATGCGATCGCCTACATGATAGAGGAGACCGAAGAGTGAAGCACTTCCTTCTCGGCAAGCACTACAGCCTGCTCGACTTCTTCATCGTCGGAGGGCTGTACGCCGTGCTGGAGTACCTGACCTGACATGCAAGAAGGGCCCGGCGTGAGCCGGGCCCCCAAGGGTAGATTGGTAGCGTAAGCTGGTTCGATTCCAGCGTCAGGTGGTCCTGTTGTCGGGTTCGATTCCCGTTAACCATGGTGGCTAATCGGGCGGCGGCCCGCGCAGAGTGGTTCGACTCCACTCCTACCCACTCAGCCTTCGTAGTCTCGCTCGATCCGAGCTTGACCAGAAGCGTTACCACGGGCCTCTGTGCGCCCGTCGTACCCCTCGCGGAACTTAGTGAGGGGCGTCTGCCCAAGCAGTGTCTGAATGGCCTTGACGGCCCGCTCGTGACGTTCCGAGACGCTCTGCTTGGTAGTGCCGGTCTGCTCACCGATCATGGTGAACGTGTACTGGTACTTGTAGCGCCACACGATGAGGTTGTAGTAGTCTTCCGGCAGCTTCTCAACCGCCGACTTGACGTCGGCGTACGCTGCAAGGTTGTTGCCAGCGGTAGCAGGCTCAGCCTTAGCCTTAGGCATGGCATCCAGCGCGGTAGCGAAGGACTGCCAGTCTTCGTGTCGGAAGATCACTTCAAGGATGCTCTTGATCAGCTCGACCGAGTAGAAGAACCGATCTTCCTCCTGATAGCCGTAGACCGCAGCGTCCTCTGTCTTGAGGTACGTGTTGGCAGCCTTCAAGAGAAGGCTGTCCAGTGCTGCAACCGTGCTGTTCTCGTCAGAGAGGATTCTGAGAACGGTCTTCTTGTTTTCCATGATCCACACCCAGATCTCCTGCTTGATGTCGGAGACGTCGTGGTGTGCAGGGAACTTGGATGATGCGATGCTCGCAGCACGGTCGACTGCGGGCGTCAATCTAGTCCAGTCCAACATCAGATGCGCTCTCCCTTGAAGTAACCCAACCGGTCTACTAGTGTAACAAGCTCAGGCCACACTCTCTTCCCGTCATCCTCCAGCCATGCGAATGACTGTTGCCAGGATACGGCGCCGTCCTTGACGTACGTCGCCGCCACGGGATCCATGATACTTCCCGCGTTCATCGTGAACCGAGGGGAGACCTTGCCCGAGTAACCGAACGCACGAGTGATCAGGAAAGGTTGATGCGTGTGACCGAACACGAAGTTCTTGTCGGACCCATAGCGCTTGGCGAACTTGGTGTCCCAAGCGGAAGCGGAGGCACAGTATCCGCCCGACTCGTGGCCGTGGATCGCAAGGGTGTTAGTAGCGATCCTGTAGGGACCACGCTCGTAGCGCACGTCCAGCTCCGACAGCTCGAACAGGGATTCTACTTCAAGAGCCCTGAGCGGGGAGAGTGGAGCCGCGTACTTGCGTACGAATTCCCTCAACCGAAGGTCATGGTTGCCCTCAAGCCACGTGATCGAGGCGTGTGGAGCAGCCTCCCTGATGGGTACCAGGACGTCACTGCGGTATCCATCGATGTGCTCCTGTAGGGTGTCGGCGTACTCACCTGCGGTACCCTTGCTCCACTGAGATACCGTAGGGAAGTCGATGCCGTCACCGATCTGGATGATCTGGTCTGGCTGCCTGTCACGTACTACACCGAGAATCTTCTGTAGTACAACGCCGTCGTGATACGGGTACTGTACGTCAGGCAGGATGAGTGTTGACTTCGTCTTGGCCATACACCTAGTATAGCATGGAGGTGATCCGTATGGCAGCGCGTAAGGCGCCGCCCGACATGAGGGAAAAGAAGCAGGTCACAGCACGTATGACAGAGCAGTTCGCCGAGGATCTGAACCTGATCCTTGCGACCTACGGCCTGTCGGACGTGACCTACGTACTACAGCAGAGTGTGGCAGCTCAGGCTGCCGCCATACGGAGTCGTAGGGCAGGCCGCCCTACGCCCTACGCCAACGCCATACAGGAGGGCGAGTGAAGGTTCATGTAAGGCGCGGCACTGTGATGCCGCCCTACGAGGCGACTCTGATCAACGTCGTGTACGCCAAGGGTAAGTACCAGGCGATCATCGTAGACAGCGAGTTCGGCGATCTCTTCGTGGTGGACGCGTCCGACCTGGATGAGTGGGAAGGACCAGTGTGACGTAGGTCACAAAAACTACCTGAAATTTTTCTGGGGGATCCGGAATGAAACCCCATGATCAAAGTGTTTCCTGTATAGGTACAGAGACACGGAGAGGGCCGACCCCCAGGGAGGGCCCAACCAGAGTCCTACAGTAGACAGCAGTAGGGGCACGCCTGAGGGCGACCCCTTCCAGCGGGAGGAGATGTATGGTTCGGGTCCCAGTGTATCGACAGAGACTCAACGTACCTAACACGATGAAGATGTGGTGGGAGGATGCTTCGTGCCTCACTTCCCCCGCTGAGATTTTTGAGGCCCGCCTTGACGGCGGGCTCAACGGGGCTAAGACTAAGCAGGAGGTGGTGCAGGAGGAACAAGAGAAGTTCGACCGTGCACAACAGATCTGCAACGACTGTCCCGTCTGGCACTTGTGCTACCAGAAGGCATCACCAGACGACTTCTTCTACACCATGCGGGCGGGCATCGAGCCCGGCCAGTTCAAGACCTACAAGGAGCAGGGTCGAGTGAACTATCGCTCGGGTCAGTCTCTTGAAGACAAGAACACCTGCGCCCAGGGTCACAACAACTGGAAGGTCTGGGGTAAGAAGAGGCCACGCCGTAAGTGCGTGGACTGCTCGAAAGAGAACACGGCACGACAGAAAGCGAAGAAGCGAGCTGCTATACTGGAGGCATGATACCTCACATCTCACACTCGCAGTACAAAGCCTACACGTCGTGCCCTAGATCCTGGTACCTGAGCAAGGTCCGTCAGGGCGAGGAGATCCAGTCGTGGTACATCCCGATCGGGTCTGCTGTGCACGACATGATCGAGGATTGGATCAATCCCGAGATCCACTTCGCAGGACTCGATGACATCAAGGCGGAGGACTACTTCTACCCTCTGGTCGAGAAGCAGATGAAGATCGAACCAGACCTGTCCAAGTGGAAGGCGGGCGGCCCCGAGGCCGACCCGGTCACCCATGAGAAGGCCCTCCAGAGGGCCAAGGATTGCTTCGAGAGGGCGCTTCAGGAGCTGGAGGACATAGAGGTCTGGGAGGTGGAGTTCGACGCCTCAGGCCCCCTTCCAGGGCTTTCTGTCCCGGTCAAGGGTTTCATCGACATCGTCGGTGAGCACAAGAAGAAGGGGCCGGTCGTCGTAGACTGGAAGACCGGGAGTACCAAGCCCGACAAGTCCCAGCTCGAAACCTATGCAGCCCTGCTGAAGAATACCGACTACTGGGAGGCCAAGTTCCACGGTCGGTATGTGATGCTGGCACCCGGCGCACCGAACACCAGGTACGTCGATCTGTCCGACATCGATCCGGCTGCCATCGGCGCCAAGTACCAGGCCGTGGTAGACAAGATGAACGAGAAGCTGTATGCTGCTAACGCAGGGTTCGGCTGCCGGTTCTGCTTCCAGGCAGAGAACTGCCTGGTCAACAAGGGCATGACGCCGAGGGCAACCTACTACGACAGGAGCGCGGAAGATGGGTTCCCGTTCTGACGACGACTACTGGAACAACAAGTACGCCGAGGTCGCCGAGTGCTACGATCACGGTGAGATGTACTACGATGAAGACGCCGAGGACTGGCGTTGCTCCGACTGCGAAGAGATCGAGGTAACCTACAAGTATGGCTGAGATCGAGATCACCCTTCCGACCGTGCAGTACGGGAACGTGAAGGTGCGGGCTACGCCCGAGGAACTGGGACTCAAGTCCCTTGCCGAGGCGTACGATGTGGGTGTAGCCTCGGCGGTGTACCTGAACCTGTTCTCTCAGGGGTTCAAGAAGGGTGCCAGCCTGGACGTGAGCGCCCCTCAGGGGGCGCCGGAACAGTCCGATGGTACCGACGTCCACGCTGAGGCTCAGAGGCTGCTGGAGGAGGGCCTGGGGGCTTCTGAGGCGGAGGCATCCGACGACGCCCCCTGGAACTCCACGGTTGACAAGCCGAAGAAGCCGTGGGAGAATATGGATACGGCCCCGGCTCCGGTCGTGGACGACGTGTGGTGATAGACTGGAGCTTCAGTCTCACCGAAGAAGAAGACAACAGACTCAACAAGGAGATACTAGAACACATGCCTACTCTCGATGAACTCCTCGGCGGCTCCGGCGAGAAGCGCCCGAAGGTGATCAACCTCAAGAACGTCGGCGAGTTCGTGAAGGGTGTCATCACCCAGATCGACACCGACGCCCCGGTCTTCGAGTGGGACCAGTCCAACAACCGCCCCGGCCTCCAGAAGTTCTGGGTGGACGGCAAGCCCAAGGGTGTGGCGAAGGATGAGGCCGAGCGCGCTGGCCTCAACCCGGTCCACCAGATCATGGTCACCGTCGAGACGAACGACGGTCTCGTTCGGATCCCGTTCAACTCCAAGGACGAGCGGGAGAAGTTCAAGCAGGCGATCATCGACGCCGGTGGCAGCATCGACGTCGGCGACACGCTCGGCAAGAAGCTGATCGAGCGGACCGGCAACATCAAGACGCACGAGGTGAAGCTCATCCGCAAGGAGGGCTGAGATTGGGGGCGCCTTCGGGCGCCCCACCTAGGGCCTGGAAGGTTTCGACTGCCAGTAAAGCCGCACGCGGAGGCTGGTAGGACATGGGTTCGACTCCCATCAGGTCCACGTGAACTTAACCGACGAGCAAGAGAAGGATCTCGACGAGCAGGCCAAGCGGTTCAGCGAGACCATCGGAGATGGCTCGCACCTGGCTAGCGGCTCTGCCGCTGAGCCCAAGGACACCAAGGGAGGCAAGTGATGGAAGTGTCTCTCACGTTCGATCGTGAGAGCGGTGAGAGGCAGATGATGGTCTGCGCCAACGAGAGTGAGTGGCGTGAGTTGCTCGACAACCTCGACGGCGTCGGGCACTCGCCTGCTACGCTCAAGCTGATCGCCGGACTCAAGTCGTGGGGAGTGGTGAAGCATTAAGACACTGGCACGCCAGGTCAAGCGAGGGGTTTCCGCAGGGGAACCCCTTCCTAATCCCTGGCCGATTTTCGAAGAGAAGAAGATGACCTTCCGGCGGGGAGCGATCAGCATGATCGCCGGTCCTCCCGGCTCGATGAAGACGGTGCTCGCGTTGAACATCGTCAACCAGATGGGGCCGAAGGTCCCGACGCTGTACCACTCCTCGGACTCCGACGACTTCACCATGGCTAGCCGCACGCTCTCGATGCTGACCGGCACGCCGACCGAGGAGACCGAACTCTGGGTGATGGGCCAGAAGCAGCTGGCCTACGAGACGCTCAAGGACATGGACCACATCCGCTGGTCCTTCCGGTCCAGCCCTACGCTGGAGCACATGTGGCGTGAGGCTGAGGCTTTTCGTGAGCTGAACGGCGAGTACCCTCACCACACCGTGATCGACATCATGATGGACATCGACTACGAGGGAGCGGGGGAACAGAACTACTGGGCCCTCATGGCTGAGCTTAAGGACATGGCGCGTGAACAAGAGACTGCGATCACGATCGTTCATCATACATCTGAAGGGGCGAAGGCTGGCAGTCCGCCTCCGCGTTCTGCCATCATGGGGAAGGCAAACCAACTACCTACACTCATTCTCACTCTTTGGGGGGATGCTTACGCTGGTACTTTGGATGTCGCTACCGTCAAGAATCGCTTCGGTCCTCAGGATGCGATGGGGAAGAAGTACTTCAAGATGGCGGCGAACCCGGGGATCTGCCTGATCGAGGAGACGGAGCAGGTGGAGTCCGTCCCGCTACTGTTCAAGGACGGCGTCGCTACGCCGGACGACGAGAAGATCAACGCCTGGGAGGACTAGATGTACTGTCACTGCGGGAGACCTTACCCGTGTCTCGACCACTGAAGGCATGCAAGGACTGTGGGTCCACAACCCGGGCGCTCAAGGCGCCCGGCCCACGGTGCGCCACCTGTCACAGGAAGGTGAAGAGTGAGCGACGAGAAGCCGCCTGGGCTAAGGGGCTGGTTCAGCGCTATGGAATCACAGCTGCTCAGTATTGGGAACTTTACGCAGCCCAAGGAAACTGCTGTTACATCTGCACTACAGCTACTGGTGCAAGCCGCCGACTGTCAGTTGATCACGATCACGCTACGGGATACGTCCGGGGCCTACTGTGCAGACCTTGCAACACTCTCGTTGGACGGCTACGAGATAACCCTGAGGCATTCGAGAGGGGAGCAGAGTACCTCCGTAACCCTCCAGCCCACACGATCATCGGAAAGGTGAAGGCAGATGAGTAGCACGACCGCAGAGATCATGGTCCACTACGGGTGCGACGACCCCAACTTCCAGCGGATGGTTGACGCCCTTCGGTTCTCGGTCGAACCTCCGCTGGAGTTCGCCGAGCTTGACGAGATGCTGGCGCCGCTGTTCAAGGTGGCGTACGACGCAGGCTACGAGGATGGGCAGGAAGATGGACCTCTCGAATGATGAGCTGATGGCCATCTACTCGGCCGTCTACGACGAGGCATACTACGGCGACGACGAGGTGGTGTACGGCAACGGCGACTACGCTGTCGCCCTAAGGAAGGGGCTGGCCAAGCTTGAGGACGAAGCGAAGAGGCGAGGACTCTGATCGAGAGTTCCCGACCTACCCCATCGGACCCATCCTGGAGTCATACGGTGGACAGCCTGTGGTTGAGGGACTCGGATGGAAGCCCTACCGCTGCCCGTTCCACAACGACCGAGACGCCTCCGGCTCGGTCAACACGCAGAAGCAAGTCTTCAACTGCCACGCAGCGGACTGCCCGAAAGGGAACGCTGTCCAAGTCCTGATGCAATGGGAGAGACTCAACTACCGTGAAGCTGTCGAAAGAGCAGAGACAATATCTGGAGCGAGCGTGGGAAACGTACGCTCCGAATCTGGAAGACGCGGCCGAATGGCTGGAGGGGCGCGGGGTAAGTCTGGAGTTCGCAGCTTCAAGAGGACTTGGCGTAGTTCGTAGGCCGCTTCCTGGTCACGAGACCGCTGAAGGCTACCTCGCCATCCCGTACCTCACCAAGGCTGGGCCGGTCAACTTCAACTTCAGGTGCATCCGTGACCACAACTGCAAAGAGGTCCCGAACCACTCCAAGTACTGGAGGCGCAAGGGATCCGGTGTCAACATCTACGGCGTGCAATCCATCGCCTGGGCTGACGACTGGATCGTCGTCACCGAGGGAGAGATCGATGCCCTGATCTGGCAGCAGATCGGAGTACCGGCACTCGCGGTGCCGGGTGCTGAGAACTGGAAGCCCTACTGGGCGAACTTGCTTGAGGACTTCAGTCGTGTATACTTGGCAGAGGACGGCGACAGCGCAGGCAAGGATCTGTGGATCGCGATGTCCGAGCACATCGACCAGGGCAACACGATGGTGGTCCGTATGCGGATGCCTGACGGGGAAGACACCAACTCGATGTACTTGAAGAACGGCAAGGACTACCTGCTGGGAAGGATCAAGAAGTGAGCAGCGTGTTTGTCATCGTCAACGAGTGGGTAGATGACTTGTTGAACACCTCTTCCGAGGTGACCGGCGGGGTCTACTACACCACCGAGCTGGGCGCCTGGGAGGAGCTGCGCTGTATCGCAGCCAACTACGGCGTCTATCTGCTGGAGGATGAGACGTCCATCCAGCTCGAAGATCACTCAGACCACCTTCAGTCCGAAGAGTACTACATCCAGGAGTTGACCCCTAGTGGCAATTGAGTTCCAGGCGTGGCCCAAGACCCCTCGCCTGTTCCGTGACATCGTCATCACCGAGAAGGTGGACGGCACTAACAGTGCCGTCATTATTCAGGAGTGGCCCGACCGGGCCGAAGCCAGCCCCGAGCGACTGGCCCTGATCAATCGAGACGGCGTTCTCTACGAGGTTGCTGCCCAGTCCCGTAAGCGGCTGATCACTCCTGGCAAGACCACCGACAACTTCGGGTTCGCCAAGTTCGTTCAGGAGAACGCCGAGAAGCTGTTCGACCTGTTCGGCCCGGGTCGCCACTTCGGTGAGTGGTGGGGCTCCGGCATCCAGGGTCGGTACGACACCAAGAAGCTGACCGGCAAGGGCCTGCGAGGCTTTGCCCTGTTCAACGTCGAGAAGCACGACGGCCTGCATGAATGGTTCCACGACGACCCGAACTACGACGTGCTGGTCGAGGCCATGCCGGTCCTGTACCGTGGCCCCTTCTCGGAGCAGGTCATCCGTGATACACTGAAGGAACTGAAGGATAACGGCTCCCTGGTGGCGCCGTTCAACAAGGCCGAGGGGATCGTGGTGTTCCACACCCAGTCCCGACAGGTCTACAAGTACACCATCGACAACGACGACGCATCGAAGGGAAACAACTGATGGGCAAGAACGACTTACCTTCCTGGGAAGAGATCCCGTACGACCAGTCTGCTTCGGCAGCCGACAAGGCTGCCGAGTTCGAGGCTCAGTGGGACTCCAACGGGGGGAACGACGAGCCGGTGGACAACAACCCGTACTCGAAGGAGAACTTCAACAAGTGAACACCTGTCAGCGCCCTCCCCACTTTCCCCCGCACTGTGGGTGTCCGGCCGAGTGAAGGACAAGTTCGGGATCCCGGTCGACGTTGGCGACATCATCGTCAGCGCGGCCGGGAGTACCGGCCGACTCAAGGTCGGCAAGGTATATCGGTTCGACAAGAATGGCAACCCGTGGATCATTCACGAAGAGCTGAAGTACAACGTCGACAGCGGGAAGTATGAGCCAGGTTGGACTAAGTCAGAGGCGGGGGCTGGTGTGATTGTGATCGGCTACCCGTCTGGCGATATCCCGAAAACGGTGACCCACTTGATCCATCAGGACTATCCCGAGTGAGACCGAGCTGGGATGACTTCTTCCTGGACCTGGCTCAGCTATGGTCCACGATGTCCACGTGCTCCCGCCGTCAGGTGGGGGCCGTGGTCGTCCAAGACAGAAAGGTGATCGGCAATGGATTCAACGGAGTGGCTAGTCAGAAGCTACACTGTAGTGACGGTGGTTGCCCCAGGGGGCAGCTCAGTTACGAGGACGTACCCGCAGGAGCCGATTACAATCAGTTCCCCTGTTTCGCCATTCACGCTGAGCACAACGCGATTCTTCAAGCAGGCTTGGCAGCGTGTCGCGGAGCAACTCTTTACGTCACTGCCATCCCCTGCCAACAGTGCACCAACCTCATCGAGCACGCCGGAATCGAGAGAGTAGTCATGGGGCGCGAGCGAGGCGAAGACCAGCAGACCACCGAGGAACCGCAGGAGCACGACGCTCCACACCCGAGCAGCATCGAGGAGGACTGCGAGTGATCAGGAACGAAGACGGTACGGTCACCCTTGATGAGGGTGAGTACAACGACATGATAGACCAGCTTCACTGGCTCGGCTGCCTTGAGGATGCCGGTGTCGACAACTGGTCTGGCTACGACTACGCGATCGAGCTGAAGTACGAGGGGCTCAACGAGTGAACGGTCTCGGCACGATCCACACCAACGAAGACACGTACCGCAAGGAGTGGGCGGCCCTCACCGGCCGCCGAGAGTCGGAGATCTACATCCCGGCAGGTTTGCGGGCAACTCAGAAGGGGGATAATATGGGTAACGAGCAGGACGACACCTGGTGCCAGAGCACCGAAGAGAACCCGAACGAGACGTACGAGCAGGAGGTCATCGTTGTCCAGTCCGACACCGACGACTGAGCCCAACCCCCAGCCGAGGCCGTTAGACCGGCCCACCGGACCCGGAAAGGACAAGCCGCAGCCGCCATGGAATTCCTGACAGCGTGGTACGCACACTGGGGCTGGCTGTGGATGATCGTCGGCCTTCTGGGATTCGTCGTGATAGAATGGATCAACTCGTGACCACACCTCCCGGACCTACACCGCCCATCGAGAAGCCTGCACCCAAGGAGCCCAAGAATGACTGAGTTCATCAACACCGAGGTCGACGAGACTGTTGACCCTTCGATGGTTATGACCTTCAAGACCCTCGACGGCGGCACTGTTGCGGTGACTGTCACTGTGTCCACCGAGGGTGACCTTCGCGACGTCTGGGACGATCTGTCCGACGTGTCTCAGCGTGAGGCGCTGCACCAGTTCGCCGGTGAGATGTTCCAGCAGATCTCCCGCCCGTCCCTTCCGTCCACCCTGGACGAACTTCTGGGGCTGTGAGGCACGTCCGAGTAACGAGGGCCCCTTCGGGGGCCCTCTCCTTTCGAATAGAGGAGCACGAGCATGCAGGTCGTAGAGACCGAACCGAAGTTCAAGCCGGTTCAGATCACACTGGAGAGTCAGTTCGAGGTGGACGTCCTCCTGGCGGCCCTGGCGAGGGTCGTGGGCAACAGCGTGGATGACAAGGTCATCTTCAATCTGTACCAGGAGCTGGGTGGTAACACCCGGCGAGGCAAGAGCGACTTCCCGCTCAACACGCAGGGTCAGATCACTCTCTTCAAGCGGCTGGAGGCTTTCTGATGGGCAAGAAGTACGACGCATGGCAGGATGCCCGTGAGGCTGGCCGTCAGGCCGAGATGCGGGTGACCGACGTTCAGGGTGGCAGCACCGAGCAGGCCCTGAACGAGGCGTACACCAACGCCGACCAGGCTCGGGACAACGAGGCGTTCCTGTACAACGAGTGGCGGGACGACCCGACCGGCTGAGGCTAGACACAAAAAAAGGCGGGGCCCCGAAGGGCCCCGCTTTCTTCTTGCTTACTTCCGACCGAGGAAGTTGACCAGGCTAGCCTTGACCAGCGTGAGGGCCGCAGCCCCGCCAGCGATCACAGCATCCTTGGCTGTGCTCAGGTCGGCGACGCTGAACACCGCGAGGAACGCGACAGCAAACGTAGCTGCTGTCCGCTCCAGTACGTCCTTAGTGGACTCACTCACTTCTTCTTCACTCTCCCCTTGATAGGCTTCGCTGCCCGGCTGGGCAACGCGTTACCTCTGCCTGCCCGAGGGGCAACAGAGGAACCCTTAGAGAACTTCCTAGTAGCCGGGGTCCTAGCCCCGGCTCCCGACTTGCTGTACGAAGGCATGTGATCCCCTTGCTCGAAGATATTTTGCTGAGGGTCATCGAGTCCATCCGGGAGGATGGAGTTCAGGAGACCCGAGAAATCATAGGCAGAGGGCGGACGCTCACAGGCGAGCCGCCCCTCGTCATCGGTCTAGCTCGCTTCCAGTCCTACCGTGCTCGCACTCAAGCGGCGTTGGTTCAGGAGCTGGTCGACTACATCGACGACGCTCAGTTGAACGTCGTGCACTTCAAGGTGCTCGACGACAGTCAGGTGCTGGTCTGGTAGGGCGTCGCCGAAGGCTAGCCCAAGAAGGCACAGCTTACGCTGTGCCGTAGCGGTCACGCAGGCGTTGTATCGCCTGCGCTGTCTCCAGTGTGACAGTGCCAGTAGCCGGTATGCCCAGTGCATACTGTAGGCCCTTGAGGTGGTTGACGGTGTTCTCGTCCATCACGCCAGTCTCGGGTACCGACAGTGTGCGCTGAATATCCCGGATAGTGTCAGCGTCGTACACCTGGTGCGGACTCAACGGCTGCTGCTTGTACCACGATGGAACCGTGTCCGGTATGTCGTGGCTCAGGTGGTCTGTCATGCGTCCACCTTATCAGCAATCCGCTCGACGATGGTCCTTACGCCCTTCACCTCTTCGTGAACGGCCGCCACCTCCGCCCGCTGGGTCACCATGTCTTCGAGCACGCCGATCCTGCCTTGCAGGTCGGCCAGCTTCTCATCCTTTATGCGACCCTGTCGTTCTAGCTCTGCTACAGCCACCTGCAACAGCTCTACGGTTGACACCGCAGTCTGCTGAGCCTGGTTGTTGCCTAGCTTCTTGCCCCCAAAGAAGCCGCCGGTCACACCGGCGGCCCCTGTCAGTATCGTGATGATCGCGTCAGCGTCCATCCCCACCCCTTAAACAGACTCGGCCACAGTCCTAAGGACCACAGTCAGGTAGCCGCCGAGAGTTGAGCCACCTGGGCCCGGAGGAGCTAGCTGAGTGAGCTTCCAGTCGTCGATCACGACGAGTACAGAAGTGTCATCGTACAGCTCCTGGAACACCACCACGTCTCCGGCCCTGGCTAGACTCTTGAAAGCGTCGAACCTGGAACGTGCGTAGTCGTCGGTGCCCACGCGCTGACCGCCCTTGTCCATCTCCTCATCGAACAGGAGGAAAGTATGGCTGATCATCCGCTGACGGATAGAGCCAGGCAAAGCCTTCACCTGCCATCCGTTGAGGATGGCTCCTGTCGACGTGTCGGACCCCCTGAACAGGGTGAACTTGAGCTTGATCCACTTCTGCCTGCCTGACGGCTGGGAGATGGTGACATCTCCCGTGCCGGGATTAAGGGCTGGCGTGTAGGTTAGGCTAGGCCACTCGGTTCCCTCGATGTCGATGATCGAGAGTCCGAGGTTACCTGCGAGAGGATCCGGCGTCGAGATAGACATGAACTTGTAGAGCTTGGGCTCTTCGGTGTTGAACCTAATACGTCCAGTCTGGAGGTATCCAGACGGGTAGAGCTTACTTGCATCTTGCACCCACACAGAGTTATTGCTGACGGTGAAGGCGAGCCTGTCGCTCGCCCCGAACATAGTGACAGACTGGACAGTGCCAGTCACGTCGGTGGCATAGATGTCACGGGCGAAGGCGTACCTCAGAGCGCCTCCGGAGACTTCCTGGAAGGAGGTACCCAGGTCCACTCTGAAAGTCCCTGTGTCGCCATCGTGGGCGTCTGTAGACCCCACGTACATAAACCTGTCGAACCCGGTGATGGACTGGCATCCACCGGCGGGGGAGAAGAGGAGAGGGCCGTAGTTCACATCGCCCTGTCCGTCCAGTTCGCCAACCCTGAACCCCTTCGAGGTAGCGATACCGACGAACGTGCCAACGTAGGCGTAGATCGTGCGGACACTCTCGCCTCTCGGCATGGTAGCCGAGATGATCGGAGTGAAGATCTCGGTAGAGTTGCTGAGGTCGGCTTGGAACTTGTAGATCGCAGAGTCGGTACCGTTGTAGCCCGACGCGTAGATCGCGCTCGGGCCTTCCGTGGCGGACGACCAGATCCATGTGGTGTCAGGGTGTGCCAGCACCAGGCCAACGCCGCCGGTCCACGCAGTCGGCAGAGCAGGACCACCGGCGCCGGTCATGCTGAGCGCGTACAGCTCGTTGTCCCAGCCTGCGATCAGCCGCTGCTTGCACACCTCGATGAACCCGGTGGTGACGCTCGCAGGAGCGTTCCAGATCTTCGTCCCCGCTCCGGTATCCACACCGGTCCAGATACCATCATCAGCCAGCAGGAACCAGCGGGTACCAGCGTTCGCGATGGCGAACGCGTTACCAGCAGATCCTGTGGTGATAGCGGTACGGCTGGCTTCGACAACCTTCCAGAGGTTGTTTCCGTCCAGTAGGAAAAGGGCGTCGTTTCCGGAAGGGTCAACGTACCCCCGGACCTGGGTGGTGGTGTCGGTCAGCGTGTACCTGTTGTCCGGCTCACGCAGAAGCGTGAGCTGTCCAGGAGTCCACGGGTCGAGGCCGAGCGAGGTGTCATACCTATCAGCCACAGCAGCCGTAGGGTTACCGATGTCCGGGTCCTGGTACAGGAGCCCGGAGCCAGTAGTCCACGAGTTCTGCGATCGCAGCCACCATCCATAGATGGACTGCTCACCCGGTTCGGCGGAGTTGTCGAACTGCTGCTTCCTGATCTCGGCCATACCTTCGGTGTACGGCCATTGGTCCCGAGTAGCGGAGAGGAAGGGGATCCCACCCAGCGCGTAATCGAACCGGTAGTTGGCTAGGGCATACCCTCCGCTGTTCGGAGTACCCGGCAGGAAGTTGGAGATCTGGAAGGGAATGTGGTGGACGATGTCCATAGAGCATCACACCTTCCTGTACCAACCCTGAACGGTGATCAGGGCTCCGGCCAGCAGATCCGAGCCGACGATGTTCTGTCCGTCGTACGAGCGGAGACGATCCCATGTAGCACCAACCGAGCCGGTGAATGCCACAGCGTGGCTGTGACCGTTGAGGCCACCGTTCTCCACGCTCATCCCCACCACCTGGCGGGTGCCACGGTAGATGTCGGTAGGCGCATTCACCTGAACGATGCTGCCTCCGGTGCCAGCGGTGTTGACCACAAGGTAAGCGGTGAAGAACACCATCTCACCCAGCTCCCACCACCAGCCAGTTCGCGTAGTCCAGGTGACGGCGCCGCCACCGTTGACGGTCGGCGTGTAGGTCTGGATGTTCTGGCCGGAGAGCAGGATGTCGCCACCGATGAAGTCGTCTGTAGCGGTGACGTCGGTAGCTGTCAGGTTGGTAGCAGTAAGGTTGCCGTTCACGGTCAGTGCACCTACACCGGTACGCTCTATCGAGACGTCGGCAGCGCCAGCACCAGAACCCCAAGCCAGTCGACCGTCAGCCCTGGTGAAGAACCGGACGAACGCATCGCCAGCCACGGAGCTGGCTACCGTGCTGAGCGTAGAGCTGGCGCGGGTGGCGGTAATCCCGGACTGCACAAGCAGGGCATCATCAGTAGCCAGCACGTTGGCGCCAGCCCGATAGAGGTTGGTGTCCATCGTAGCGTTACCAGGGCCCCAGGAGAGATCTCCGTCGGCGTCGACCACGAACCTGGAGTTCGTGTCGCCGGTCACCCTGGCACGGTAGGCGTTATCGGTAGCCAGCGCACGCTCCACCAGGATACTGGAGTTCGATGTCAGTCCGGTGGTGAACGTGATCGCATCGTCGAACGTGAACGAACCCTGGACGGTACCGGCCACGGTCGGGTTGTTGATCGTGGGTGCGGTCAGCGTCTTGTTGGTCAGCGTCTGGACCATCGTGGTGCCAACCAGATCGCCGGTGACACCGTGAACATCAGAGGTTGCAGCGATGTGAGTCTGAAGATCGGTGAAGTCCCGAGCGGAGGAGACGTGTCTCACCACAGCGCCCGCATTGTGAGAGCTAGCAGACGTGCCGTCAACGGCACGCGTCACCGTGAAGATGTTCGGACCGCCAGAGGTGACGTCCACCAGCTCCTCGTTCGCAGAGCCGTAGTCAAGAGACAGCGTGAACGGGAACGACCCAGGGAAGCCGGACGAACTGGCCACCTGGATCGACGTGTCGCTCGGGTTAGCGGTCACCTGGAGGTTGGTGACCGCAGCGATCGAAGAATAGAAGCGAGCGTTGGGCATTTAGCACCTCATCCGTTGTAGGTCTGGTAGGACTCGTACAGACGCTGAAGCCGCAGGCGCTCTTCTGACAGCCTCTCTTGGTACAGAGCCATGTAGTACTTAGACGCGTTACTTCCGGCCCCTGTAGGCACCAGCGGTGCCCTCTCGGTAGCCTCTATCGCCTGCTGCTGGAGTCGTGCAGACTCGTAGGCAGGGAGCAGGCGCCAGCAGGCGCCGTACATGATCATATCTACGTACCGCTCGGGGTATCCGGTGGTCAGCTCGAAGTCGTCGTTGTCGTTGACGAGAACGTTCGGCTTCTTGGTGTAGGTCACACGGATGTTACGGCCCGGAACGATGAAGTCTCGCATGATCTGGATCGTCTTGCCGGTCGGAGTCGGGGTAGGCTTCACCTGCCCCGGCGTGGTAGACGCCAGAGGGTTGAACCTCCAAGACGACAGAGGGAACCAGACGGCCGAAGGTCCGATGGTGTTGACCACAACCTTCAGCACATCTTCAGCAGCGTCCGGCATCGGATACTCGTAGCGGGCAGCGATCTTCGGGAACTCGTGCTCACCCAGCACCCAGAGGTCCGGGTAGGTTCCGTTGATCGTGTCGTTGATCGCTTCCTTGATGCGGGCTCGGGGGTACATCGGGTCGTCGGTGATCAGGGTGTCGAGACCGTGGGCCGCAGCCGTGGTCCCTTCCACTCCCCGCCCGGTACCGCTGTTCCCGCCGAACACGGTGACCGTGCCTGTAGCACGGTCGAATCCCTTGACCAGGATGAGTTCGTCGTCGATCTCAACCAGACCTCGGGACAGGTTGGTGACAGTCTCAGGGTCGACCATGAACTGGACGTCGGTGTCGGTCATCGGTGCGATGAGATACGAGATCGACGCCTGGTCTCGGGTGTAGCCAAGCAGTTGCTGCTTCACTCGGCTGATGAGCTGATCGAAAGTAACAGCCACTTGGCCTCCTTGCCTTAAAGTTCAGACCATGCGATGGACAGGTTCCACAGCGTGTTGACGCTACCGAGTTCGGTTCTCAGAACGGTGCTTTCGCCGGGCAGCAAGGTCAACGAACCTGCTGCGATAGTCGCAGGAACCTGGTGGATAAACGAAGAAGTAGAAGAGCCGGTAGCCTGAAGTGTGGGTGAGTTGAACCACGCCGCCCCCAGGGTGGCGGTGACCCCGATGATCCTCACCTGGCCAACAGGGTTCGGCATGTTGGATCGGATCTTGCCTATGTCAGCAGCGCTGACCAGCGTGCCACCACTTACTCCGGTAGCAAGCCAACCCCTCATCGGGTCGGTTATAGATACGGCTCCGGTGGTTACCTGGCTGATGAACACGCCCGCGATCAGGATGGTCTTGCCCGATCCGACAGGGTTGGTCAGAGCCAGATGGTTCTCTGCAAGGGCCACTCCTGCACTCTCGGCCCTGCTGTACACATACCCGCCCTGGAAGGCGGGGTTGGTAACCGCATGCGTCGGTACCGAATTCCCCGTGGAGTTCGTCATTACGACGCCATGAGCGTAGCGCTAACCGTACCGCCGGTGATCGTAGTAGTAACGTTGCCTCGACCGTATCGCCAAGCTCCGGAGGTGGTCACCTGGGTGACGCCCGGAGCGGACTGGGTTACCGGGGTGGACCGGAACCAGTTCGTGCCGTCCTGACTGACCTCAAGCGCGACGGCCCCTGCGGAGACGCCAGCGCCAGCGATGATCGCCAGGGTGATGTTCTGCTTACCCGACCCAAAGTCGACTGTGGTTCCAGCGCCAGTAGCAGAAACTGCCGAGAGCGTGGAAGCCGACACCAGGGAGCCGGTTGAGGTGACCAGTCCAGCACCCAGGTTCGGGCCGGGAACGGCTACGTTGGCGGTCTGCCCGCCCTGCGTTACAGTGATAGGCGCAGCCGTAGAGCTGGCGCCGTCGATAGATACCTTGTTCTCGGCGCCCCTGATAGCGCCGAGGTTTCCGTCAGTTACTCCCATTCTCGGCCTCCTTGACAGCAGCATCCACGTGGTGCTGCTTGGTACCGGCAGGGCTCAGGCCCTGCCTGACGGCGGACTCGTAGTTGTCAAGCTCTCGGTCCCAGGCTCGCTGCTTGGTCCCGTACGTGTCGTTGATAGCGGGGGAAAGCTGGAGGCCCTTAGCCCTTACGCACTCTCCCCAGGATGCGTGATCCTGAGTCGAGCAGGCAGTAGAGCACATCAGCGTTCACCAACCAGACCGATGACAGCCTCACGCCAGGGGACCAGGACCACTTCGGTCTGCGGGGAAACATGGATGTCCCACCTCAGCTTCAG